TCGGAGGGACGCAGCCTGCGACGACTGGTCCCGAGGACAATGGCGCAAAACGCCTTTGAGCTTGTCGCCCGCCAACTCGACGATGTCACCAGATTCGGCATCTCTCTGGAAGAACATGGAGTTCAGAACTCCGACAGTTGAATGGATGTATGACTTGCCGACGGACAGTCGCCATCCAATCGATTCAACCAGAGACGGGAAGGAGGAAGAGAGCGGCAGAGACGCCAAGAGGTCGTCTCCATTGATGCGGACAGGGAGGTCCGCAGGCTCGTCGCAACGCAACCCTGCCAGGATCTGTGAAAGAGAGAAGATCCTGTCCCGCACCACCGACAACGCCCAGATCGAAAAATTGACCAGGCACAGAATCGGGAAACTCAGGAGGTTCCCCATCATCTGGCCCTTCGTTTGATCCACGACAATCGTCTTCTCAGAATCTTTCGGGTCCGGGTAACGGATCCTATTCGAGACGAGGGATGCGGTTGCGTACCGCTTGAAATCCCACCACTCGTGGTCAGTCAAGTCGAGGGGTTTAGAGATGGCCTCCCACAGTCCATCCAGGACTGCAAGAGTCTGTGCCGGAGGGATCTGATCGGTTGCTGCACTGTAGTCGGCCGACCATAACTTAAAGTTGTGGCGCTCTGCGTGCTCGAAAACCGATTCAAGAGACTCCCCGGTGGGCATCCCCCCTGTCAACGAAAAGACAGGGGTTCGTCGGAGGGCGCCATGCATCAACCGCTGCAGGGGGCGCAAAAGATTGTGGTGGGGTCTACCTTTTGTAATGACCCGAACTTTCCCCGCGTCGGGAACTCCCAACGCGTTCGCCTCTGGGCATCGGCGGTCGCCACAGAGGATCGGTACCAGGTGGTCTGCGTCACAGTAGGGACCCCTAGGGACCATGACGGGGATGTAGGACCCGGGCTGACTACCGGGTATGGACGCACGGTCAAAACCGTGCTTCTCCTTTGTTGCCGCGCGGCCACCGCCGGCGCTCCTCAGGTAACCTATCGCGGATTTCTCCGTGAAGGTTGCGTCCCGGACAGTCCACTCAACCTTTCGAAGGCCTCCAAAGGCATGCCTCGAAATGCGGGTGAGCAACTGCAAGTGTTCCGGGCTCGAAGGAGCGGGCTCCGACGTCACGGTCTCCCTGTGCGTCTCCAAGGCGGCCTCTACGTAAGAGGCCGGGAGTTCAGGCGCGTAGCGCTTCGCACTAGCAAAAGAGATGGCGGCAAGGAGAGGAAGGGCTTCATCCCCCTGAGGAAAGAGGAGGACTTCTGCGAGCGGACGTGGACAAAAATCCACAAAAGTGCCCTCGGGGTCACCAGGCCATGGACACTTCGGCCAGGGATTCTCCAAAGCGATCGACAAAGGTACGCTGAGGAGCCACTTAAAAAGTGGGACCGGGTCCTGCCGGGGACGGATCAGTCGGCGCAAACGTTCCAACTCACTCGTGTCAAAGTTATCGAAAAAACACGAAGAGGAGTACCAGACCGTTCTGATCCACTTTCCCCAAAGGCGGGCGAAAGAACAGCTTTTCGGGGAGCTGGGAACCCGTTTCTTACGGGGTCGCTTGGCGTTCCGTCGACGAGGTCGACTTTCCAAACCTGCGACCGAGCAGTGCCGGAAAGAGATCTGTTCTTGACAAACTCCCGGGTAGGATCTCGAAGGACCCCGAGAGAAGAAGGCCGCGCGCGCGGAGCGCGCAGCAAGCGAAAGCCTCGTGGCCGGAGCCACGGACGGAGGCGCGAGGGGGGGGAAGGCAGCTCGCATGAGCCGCTGCCGGTGGACCGGGGATCGAACCCAGTCAAGCAACGTCTGACTTTCGAAAAGAAGATTTTGTTTTTCAGGGGAGGAGAAGGCGGGGCATCCGGCCACTTCTTTAAGGGGCAGGTGTCCGGCCAGTTGCCTGGCTTCTGTTCCCGGCCGGGAGTGTTTCCAGAATCCCGTCGATCCCTTCGGCCTGCCCTCCACCAACCCAGGGGGCGTAGTACCCCCAGTTTCCCTTTCGGGCACGCAATTCTTTATTATCCACTCGTTGTGTGCCATGATTGTACGAGTGCCAAGAACCCCTAGTATTTCGGTCTTGGGGCGGTACACCTATCGACCGGGCTACCAAGCAGGTCGACTTGTGGGAGGGTCTCGCGGCCAAAAGCCACAGCGCCCACAGAGTGTTTCAGGGTGGTCCGTCAATCCACCCCTTGCTTGCTCTACTTACGGCGAGAGAGCATGAGAACCACGTCAAGTCACCCCCGTGTGGGGCCGACAGGCCGGAACCTGCCGCTGATGTGGCAGCATAGAGAAAGGTCTCGGGGGTAGCCAGATTGGTCGCGGCCAAATCGGTTACTCTGGGCTGATAGCCCCCGCCCGACTCCATACCGCGCACAATAGCCGCGACGGATTAGGCAAGTTTCTTTGTTTCCGACTCTAAAGAGTCGGCCCCGGTGTACCTATCAAATCCCGGGGTAGTTTTGATTTCCCAGTGTTCTTCTGGGGAGAGTTTTCCAGGGGCGATGCATTCTTGACACATCTCCTCTCTTCCTCATCCACTCGAAAGTGATGAGAGGCGCATGGGACTGGACGATCCCACCGCTGAGCCAGCTGCTCGCCGACGTTCTACGTTGCCGCAAAAGCCGGGCGCCGCAAGGCTAGCCCAGACAGACAGCCGAG